CCCAGCTCAATAATATCAATTCGTGGCGCATCCACGGGGTTAAGGTCTACATCGCACGTGCGAATTGTACTGAGCGCGCGCATCCGTGGAAACAAGACATACCTGTCGAGAGTAACTAAGTAGGAAGGTTCGACAAGAACTACTTCAGCTAAAGCTACATCTAACGGGTATGCTTGCTTCGCGTGAACAGTAAGCGTAGCAGTACGCAGTGCCAAGTCGGTCTCGGCTACCAAGTCCGGACGATTAGTAAGAGCGATAATGTCGCTCAACATACCGTCGTACAGATCAGTCTGCGTACTCATGATGACGCTTTAGGTTTTAGCTGAGAGAACTGCTTGCAGATTTGCCTGCATCGCGGCTACTTTGGGGTCAACTGCGCGTTCAGTGTTGGCAGTAGCATCTGCGACAGACGCAGCTATGGCTGGATCAGCTGTCTTGCTGGCAGGTGCGTCAATAGCCTCGGCGTCAATTACCTCCTCAATTTGGTTGCCAGGAGCCGTGGCAAGGGCCGAGAGCATTTCAATAGCTGCGGCACTATCTGTAGTAAGACTACCGAAGCCGCCGGTTTTACCGCCAAATACAAGAGTAGCTCCAGCCGGGGTAATTACAGTAGAGCCTGCCACTGGGTGGCGAAAAGTTTTAAAGGTCATGGTTAACTCCAAGGGTTGAAAAAGGTGCTAGTTCTATTTTGAGCTGGAACTAGCAAGCAACTGACGCACTGTCAACCAGCAGCGCCGTCTGTGAAGTTCGTAAGAACTGCGTCAGCAGCAGCGTTCTTGACAAGGCAGGTCAGTTCGCTGGTAAGCGTACCGCCCAAAGCATCAATACCGTTATCGACCGAAGGTTGGCCGCTGGTATTAAATTCCTTGTTAGTCGTGTTGCGACCAGTCAAGTAAGCCTTGTTGAAAGTGCTGAGGTCAAGAGCAATTGCTTGCTTAGCCCACGTCGCCGACTGCCCGTAGGCATTGAACAGTGGATGCTCCACGATGGTGAACCGGCCGCGTGGAATCTTGAAGCTATCAAACTGCAAGCCCCACGAAGTTTGTCCATCTTCGATGAAGTAAGTACCGTTCAGGCGGAAGATCTTGTGGAGAACGCGCCGAGAAAAACCACCGACAAACAACAGCCGCTCACCAACACTTTTCGGGTCAGTTACCTGATTGAAGCAGGGGTCGAGAGCAGTTTCAAGCTGCGTGTAGTTGGTAGTAGCGCCAAGCGTAGTCACGTTACCTGGGGCGTTCTGGGTAACAGTGTTGATGACGCCGTCCATGGTGTGGAAGGGTTGACCCAAACGGCTACCAAAGAAGCGCTGGCCGAAAAAGAAAGCTTTCTCAATGTCAACTGCATGGAACGCAGCACAATCTTGACGGCTCTCAGCAACAGCTGTATCCCCAGCAATCAACATGGTAGCGCGAGTCGTCTCGCTAACTGCCCAGGTGTTACGGAAGATTTGCGTGTAGTTGGTTACGCGAGTCGGCAGCACAATCAGCGACTGGGGACGCAACGAACTTTCTTCGTATGCATTTCCAACCATCCACAGGTTGACAGTACTAGCAATTGCCTGGGCTGCAACAGATCCCAGCGCGCGTTGAACTGCCACACTGGTCGGGCTGATAATTGCAGTAATCAGCATGTTCTCGTTAGTGGTGTCACTGCGAAGAATCATACCCGGCAGCACGTTGGTCGTAGAGACAACTGACAGCTGAGTATCACCAATAGCGACTGCCGCAGACAACTGCACAGATGGAAACAGCATTGTCTTGCTGTAGTAACCGTGTTCAATTTGCTTGGCAGTCTCTTCTTTCAAGAGTGCGGTCAAGCCGAACAGAGGTGCTGAGCCGTTAGGCATCAGGCGGGTGATGGCAGCAGAGAATGACTTCTCGGCCAAGTCTTGCGGAATTACCGCAGTATTAAAAGCACCAACAGGCATGGTATTCTCCTAGAGTTTCAAGTAAAAGATCAAAGGGTAGCTGAGAACAGTCCACGCACGTTGTAACGTGGGAAGAAGGTAACAGCGATCTGCTGAGTAACAGTTGCGTTAGCGCTCAAAGTCACGGTGCCAGCGACGGAGTTAACTGCAAGAATTGTTGTACCCGCAGTAATGCCGGAAGCCGCAGACACGCCCATGCCGGGCATCAAGGATTGCACCTGCGCCTGCGTAAGACCCGTCAACACAGCGTTGGCGTTAGTCAGGGTAGCGAGCAGCGACTGGCGACGAGCAGTTGCGAGAATGCTAACTAGGAAGCGACGAACTGATGTCGCTGCGACAGCAGTGAAAGCACCTGCGAGTTCTGCACCTTCAGCAACTGCCACAGTGTTAGCAAACGCCACAGTGTTGCGGAAGTTAAACTCAAAGGAGTCGCCTGGTGAGAAGTTTGGATTTGCTGCCATCAAATTGTCAGCTGTGTCCAAAGTATCTCCGTAGGCACCCGCTGGGCCGGTGCGCTCAATGTAGCCGTTCTGCATGCCTTCAGAGGTGATAACACCTGAGCCGGCAGTTGTGATGGCAGTCAGTTTAGTCTGCTCCATCAAAAGTTCACCCGGGCCATTGCCACGAACAAAGTTCGAGCCGTCCCCGATTTGACCGCGATTCATAGTCATAAAATTCTCCAATAAAAAGAGTTAAGCCAGAAGTTTCATCCAGTTAGTTTCTCCGGCAGCTTGAGTCTGCCGTGCTTGAGTAACTGCTGGGGAAGTGTCATGCAGCGCATTCGTGAAGCCTGTAAGATAATCGGATACTTGCTTATTAATAGCAGCAGGACTAGCTGTTGGGTCTTTCGCAAAGAACATCTGCTTGAGAGAATGCACGAGAGGCTGAGCTGCTGGATGGGAGAACACAGGATTGTCAGAATCTGATTCCAACAAACGTGTCTTGTTGATATGCTCAGGAAGTGATGCAACAATTCGGTCGTTATTTGTGCGAACCGCTTGGTTCACCAAATTACCTTGCGAAACGGTTACACCAACTACGGCATTTCTGGTGGCTTGATTGATAACGTCCATGAGTGCAGCGACGTCACCAGCAAGTGCTTTTTGGGCGAGAGCTGGGTCGATACTGCTAGTGAAATCCAGCTTTGATGCCGAATCTGTAATCTTTGCAGGATCGAAATTAAACAACGGGGCTTGCAATTGGTCAGTGCGAGCAGGTTTTGGAGTCCCGTCATCATTAACAGGAGTATGCCAGATAGCTGTAAACTTATCCAGGGGGGAAGCAGGTTCTGCTGGAACTGCCGGGGCAGCAGGGGGTGCAGGAAGTGCGGGTGCAGCTGCCGGAGCTTGCTGAGTAGTTTGCGTGGGAACTGCTTGGCCACCGTTAGAGGGGGTACCACTGGCAGGATTGAAGACACTTGAAAGCCATGACATGATTGAAACTCCTAGTTGATAATGCAGTTAAACTGCGACTGATGAATACGCCTGATCGCAGTCTAGTAAGATCTGCTCAAGCAATTCAATTCTGCCTTGCACGGCGGAATGTAGCATCATGGAGCGCTGCACTTCAATAGCGTCTCCGGTGAAAGTAATTCGGGTGAGTTGCTCGATGCACACCTGTTTAAGGTTGTGCACTCGCGCGTAAGTTTCTGGTGATAGCATAGAAGCTGTAAGTTCCTCACCATCCGTGAGATTATACAAGTTGCTATCTGGGCTATGTTTGAAAATTAAATTCATGCTGCCTCTCCTGATGAACTCTTAGTTGCTGGGGGTTTTGGTGGGCCTGCCGCAGTACTCGCGGCTGTCATTTGTGCCAAGTATTTCTGCATATCTTCATCTGAGCGCTCGAACTGACTCATCCAGCCGCCACCGCTTAGTTGCATGGAGTACATAAAGATACCCATGAGGTCGTAGCGAGCTGCTATTGCTGGCATAGCTTGCGCTCCTTGAAACAGCATGGAGAACATCTCGGTGTTTAACAGCTTCTCCTGAGGCAGATATCCATCGGAAAGTGTAAATGAGAGATTAGCTTTGCGCAGTGCCTGGGGATCAATCTGCACTGCTTGCTTCTTGTTGGTGTTTACAGCAGTCACAGCTGGTTGGTATTGCAGATAGTTACTCTTGACAATCTCTTTGATGGGGACAAAGAAGGTGTATTCCAAGGCCATTGCCCGCATCCTGCCACGAGACCCTGCGTTGCCCATGACAGTATCAAACTCTTTGCGAGTCTTATTGCCTTTCTGGAACTGGCCTTGCTGCACCTTGTTAATACCGTTGACCGTGTCACCTATTTGGACTACCTGCTGGCTCATTGCCATAATCTCCTGCACGCCGTCATCGCGATAGGGAGACTCATGGATAGCTTCGCTGATAGGCTTACCATACGCGCTGTTCTTAATTGGGATGCGAGCAACGCTGCTAACCATGTCAATGTCGCGCTTGTTAATACGGCTGGGGTCATAGTAAATGCGGTCGTACACCTTGCGACGCTGTGATTCCAAGCCGCTGTTTAACAGAGAACTTGCAACCGCCTGCATCGGCATTGCGTTCTCTGCAAAGCTCTTGCTCTGCCAGCCAAGCCCGTCGTTACTGGGTTTGCAAACAATAATCGGTAAGTAGTTATGTGCGTTGGTTTGGCGTTCTGCAAAAACTACCACAGACTGGTTGATTATGATGAATTTGTAGATTGCGATATGATTCTTATTCTTACTGTGTATGCGTAAATCAGCTGGCA